TAAAAATTGAATCTAAGTTTAGATCAGAAATTTCTTTTGATAAAGAATGTAAGCATATGTCAGAATCTTTAAAGATTTTAACTTTATCTCACATCTTATTCAAACAGTTATAAACTGATATGAACAAAGGGTGTACTGCAAGATTATTTTTATCTTGATCAGGAAATCTATTAAGAAAATCCTGAGGAAGATTTAAAATATTCTTGTTCATATTACCAACTACATTAGCCATACCAGATAATAAAATTCTTTTATATTCTAAAAGAGCTACTTTATCACCTGGTATAACATAGTTATCATTTGTAACTAAGTTACAAAATAATTTTCGTAGTTTTTCATATGAAAAAATACCAAAATTGATATCTAATGCTAATGAGTAATTTTGAAGTTTATTATAAACTTTTCTATTAAGGGTTAAATATTGATATTTTATTTTTCCCTTGTACTTTTTAAAGGTACCCTTGTTAGTATAACAAGGTATAGATAGTTTATAATAAAGTTTAGCCACTAGATTTACTAAAGTTAGTTTAGAAAAATAGTTATTTTCTTTTATTTTAAAATAATCATATAATATTGTAAAAACAATAAAAGGATTAATAAAATTTGAGAAAATACCTTTAACAGGTAAACCTGTTAATTCTCACTTTTCCTTAGGTCTTATTCATCTTTTAGCAAATTCATATGTATCATTTGATACATGTGTTTTGTTAATAGATATATCTACACCCAAACCTTGCATAACTTTAATATATGTTTTAGCGACTTTATCGTTTTTTATAACGATATCATCACCTAAAATCATATATTGATTAAAGTTTTTCAAGTTATTTAGTTGTGAACAATAGTAAACAACTAAATGATGGGTTAGAGTAAAGACTGCTCAAGATGAATAGGTTCCCATTGGTTGTCCAGTTTGGTACTTAACCAAAGTATCATCTGGAGTTACAAAGACTCGATTATGTAATAATCAATGTCAACTTTCAGCTAATTCCATATGGAATATTCTAGCTAAAAGTCTTTTTTGTAACACAATTGGAAATCTATCCGTTGCTGAACTTAAATCAAGGGATCAAAATTGTTCATTGTTAGTGTAGTCTCAATTATGGTGAGGATTCTGAGTAAAAGTTCTATCAGATTCAAATTTTGAAAGTAATTTCAAAATTTTATCATGAATAGGCTTTAAATAAAGTTGAGTATAATAGTCAGAAATGGCTATTAATCTTAACTTTGCTTCAGGATCTTTTATAAAGGAAATTTTTCCTTTATAATTAAAAATAACATTACCCTTTTTATAAGGTTTAATGTTATTTTCTCATGCATAATTGTATGAAGACATGAAAAATTCCTGTCCTTCTTTATCAGTAAGATTAAATATTTGCTGCATCTCAGAATAGTTATACAATAATAAACTTTTTTGAGATGTCAAGGTAGCGGGTCCATGTGGACCAGCTTTACTTGATAAGTAAAT